CTACTGCCGTGAGACTGCCTTCGCCCTGAGTGCTCTCGTACAGCTCGTCCCTTGGCATAGCAACGCCCTCCTCAAAAGGGGGAAGAGGACAATGCCTCCTCCCCCTTTAGGTTTCTAACTGCCGATGATTATCACCCTCACATCGGTGAGAGAGCTTAGGTCAGCGGTATCGGCCACTTCCTCAGCAGGCCCAGCATCAACAGCCCCCTTCTCCCCGCTGAAGCTCACATCGAAGGTGCCAGAGTCTCCATCTCCAGTGGTATCGGTCACGGTCACAGTAGCGGCAAGGTTGGATTCCTGGGACTTGGTGGGATAGAACACCTTCAGCTTCTCATTGCTGTAGTCATACTCGAAGATGTAGCCGGACTTTGGGGCGGCCTGGAGGAAGTCAATCGCCTCAAGCCCGACATCCGAAGCCTGCAGGCTCTCTCCACCTGTAGGGTAAGAGTCGTCAAAATCCACATCGGCAATCACTATCCGCTTGTTGCCAAAGACCGTCCTCTCCACAACGCTTATCGTCAGAGCCATTGCCACACCTCCTTACAGCATGAGGTCAACGAGAGTGACGGTGTCATCATCCACATCCGCTTCCTTCACGATTATGCCGAGCACAGGGTTGATGTTGGCATAGTCACCGTTGCCTGCAGTCGGAGAGGCCATAATCATGCCCTGACCAGCGTGGTTGGTGGAGGCAATGACCAGCTTCTCGTCAAGCTCCTGACCAGCATTGCCGCCGCCTGTGTCGATCTTCACAGGAGCCCAACCTCTCACCTGACCCCAGAAGTAGTACTCGGCAGTCACCGGTCGGATGGTCACACACACGGGCCTCTGCTGGGCGTCGACCGGGTTGACCACAAGCCCATTGTAGGGAGAAGGGTAAAGGTCAACATCGGTGTCGCTGGTGCTCCATGCGGTGATAAGGGGATCGTAGAGAACCACCTTGATCTTGCCGCTGCCGCCTCCACCTGTGGCCGTGTTGGAGCGGATCTTGTAGATCTCCCCGATGCCGGTGCCATCGGTCACCACCAAGTAGCCCTCAGCGAAGTCATTGGCCGAGATGCTGGCGGCGGTGATGGTCACTTCCGTAGTGCCAGCGGCATGGGCCACGGTCACCGTGTCCTCATGGGTAGGAGTGGTGATGTAGGTGTTGAACAGCGCAGCGCTCAGAGCGGAAGAGCCAGCCTTGCAGTACACGAACTCCCGCCCATCGCTGAGCACCAGCCTCTCGCCCAACCTGTGCTTGGCAGTCGAAGAAATTTCATACAGTCCCTGCTTGGGACCTCCCTGCATCAAACCAGAAGCAGCTCCCATCTTTCTATACCTCCTTTCCTTTGGTTATGGGCAACCTCAGAAGGCGATTGGCTTCGCCTCGGAAAGGATCTCTTCCTTCGGTTGCCATTTCACTCTTCCTCTGCAGTTGCTTTCTTTCTTCTTTTCCTACCCTTCTTAGCCCCGCTCCTCTCGGCCGCTATCTCCTGGACCTCTTCCAGAAATCTCTTCACAGCAGGCATAAGCTCGGGGAAGTAGCGCACGAGGATCTGAAGCAACATCACCACCTGTCGGAAGATCAGAACAGGGTTTGGTCCCCGAGCCTCTCCCTGCGGGGAAGGAGATGGGGCGGAGGCAGGTGGAGGGGAACCTGCCCCCGCCAAGCCGAAGATGTCAGGAGGGGCCTGCGGACCTTCAGCCGGAGGAGGAACGGGCGGAAGGTTCCTTTGATCGGCCATCGTCAGGACCTCCTTTAGGTCACGTTCTTAATGATCCCAGACCGCCATGGGGCAGTCACGATCAAGTTGCACATCACCAGCAGCTGGCGCACATAGGCATCCTGATTGGTAGGCTCCTTGGGCGGTGTCCAGACGAAGTTCCGGTTGGTGTTGATGACGAACTGGATGTACTTGGTGTTGAGCACGAAGATGGTTCCGCTGGGGCAGTAGTTGTCAGGAACGATCACCGCCCGGTTGAAGGTGATGCCCTCGAAGCCAACCTTGGCCAGGTCGCTGTCCTTGGGCAGGAACCTCTGCTGAGGCTGCACCCTCGCCCAGAGCTTGTTGTACAGCGATACGGGCATCACGATCAGGTCAGGATGCTCGTCGCCGTCCATGCAGGTGCCGTACATGTCCTGGACCATGTCCAGGGTGAGACTGCCACCTGTGCTGTCTATGTTGCCCTTCCACCAGGTGTTGGAGCTTCGGCTGATGCCACCATAGGTGGAATAGGTGTCGCCGTTGTCAAGGGCGTTGAGCAGCCCGTCCACGGCCTTGCCACCGTCACCAGTGCCATCGGAATAGATGCCCTCGCAGAGCTTCTTGCGCATCGTGAGACTGGCCACCTCCATCTTGGGCCTGAGAATGCCGATGATCTCCTCGTTGCTCTCGGCCTTGGCCAGGTCGTCACCAGGAATGGTCACGTTCACATAGGCAGCCTTCCAGTCCCACTCAGCGTAAGTGTGGGTCTGCTTGTAGCTGGTGTCGAAGGTGTCAAGACCGCTGTAGTAGCCGCTGGGCAGCTCGTCATAGACCACGGGCTGAGCGATCTTCCGGCCTCCCCTTAGCTTGACGTTGTTCTTGGACATCAAGCGGACAAGCAAAGGGGTGGCCTTGAAGAACTGGTTGACAATACCAGGTAGAAACGCTTTACGTACAGCAACATCAAGGTCATCATACGTCAAAGCCATCCCTTAAACACCTCCTTAGCCTGTTTTTTGCTTCTCCTGTCTGAGTATCTCTAAAGCTCTCGCCTCTGCCTCTTCCATGGAAGCCGGGATCTCCTCACCTTCGGGCAGCTGGAAGACCGAAGGGGGAGGCCCCTCGGCAGAAGGCAAAGGGCTTTGGGCTAACAATTTTTGCCTCTCGGCTTCGAGTTGCTCCTGCAGCTTGGACTGGACTTCCTTCTCCTTCAGCTCGTTGAGGTAAGCAAACTGGTGCAACCGCTGCCAGTCCTCGAAGGTCAAACTGGGTTTGCCGTAGTCCTGAGCCATCTTAAGTAACCTCTCCTCGTCGAAAGGAATGTCCGGATACTGCTGCCGGTGCCACTCCCGAAGCCGATCGAGGTCGTACTTATATCTAAATGCCTGTTCCATCCGGTGAAGACGCTCATCGTACTGCTTGGCGAGGTCTTCCCACCTGCGGGTTATCTCCTCGAACTTCTTCAGCATAACGTTTCCCTCTTCCTCCTCTTCCTCTTCTGTGTTGAGGAGAGAGGAGAAGTCCAACTTGGTCCCCTGTGGTTGCTGCCCTTGGGGTCCCCAGGCGGGCAGTCCTTCGGGGGTGAAGTAGCCAAACTGGACCATCTGGTCATACCACTTCTGCCACTCCTCGGCCTGCTTGGCCCTGGCCTCGAGGTCCTTCAGCTGGTCTTCGAACTTCTTCCTCTCTTCAGCCAAAGCCTGCGTCTTGCGGGTGTAATCCGCCTGACGCATATAGCCTTGGAGCAGCTCGTCCAAGGTGACCTCTAACTCCTCGTCACCGACTTTGACTTTGTACTTCTCTGCCATCTCACACCTCCTGCTTGTTCTCTCCGTTCTTCGGGGATGGCCCCAAACCTTGTCCCCGAACCGGCTCGAATGCAGGAACCGGACAGAACGGGCATTTGTTTTCAAAAATCACGAGGGGGAACATCTCTCGCTCCCCCTCACGTTGGTCATATAATCCTGGCTACAGCTTTGCGCCTGCGCACCCTGCGGACCTTCTTGCGCCCCTTCTTGGCCTTCCTTGCCTTCTTCGCCATAGTGACACCTCCCTTTGACTTGATGAACATCCTAAGCCTTTGCCTTCCTAACAGCCGCGAGCCTCTTCTTGGCAGCCCTGGCCTTCTTCAAGTTGCGCTTCGCAGCGGCTACCTGCTTCCTGCTGGCCATTCCCTTTCACCTCCCTCTCTTGGATTTGCCACGCCCCTTGGCGAGACGTTCCTCAAGCCGCTTTCGAATGTTGGCCTTGGCCCGCTTTTGCTTCATTTGCCTTAGTGCCCTTCTGCCCACCCTTCTCTTCATCTGGACATCCACCGCCTGGTCCAGCTACCAGAGGGCTTCCTGCCGAGGAACCTTGTCTTGTAAGGCTGCCAGCGGGGAACAGCAGGAAGCTGCTGGGTGCGAGACCGACGCCTCTGGGACTGATCCCATTTTCTCAGGAGCCTGGCCACACCATAGGCTCCAAAACCACCAAGAAGACCACCCAAAAAGGCTCCAAAACCATTAGACATCTCTATCACCTCGATCCCAGACGCCCCATGACCTGTCTGTATTGCCTCCTGAGACGCCTGACCTTTTTGCTTTTTGAACCACGGCGCATGTGCTCGGGCCTGAGCCACCCACGCTTCCGAGCCTGCGCCTTGAGCCATCCTGCAAGACGGCGGGGATCGGAGATCTTGTCCCGGTGCCGTGCAAGGGCAATGGCAGTGGCATAGAACCCCTTTCGCCCTGCGGCACGGATGGCAGCGGGAAGCAGGACCCTCTTGGCCTGCCTGCGTCTTCTGGCTCTCTCTGTCGCACCCAAAGCCATGGCAATAAAAAAGGGGAAAGCCACCCTCAACAGGCAACTTTCCCCTTCACGGCGCTATCTGTAAAAAGACTAAAGTATGTTCAGACTAATGTCAAGCCTCCCGCTCGTCTCCATAGGGCAACTTGAAGAACAGGTGCAATTCCACCTTCTCAAGTCTGTTCGGCCTCTCGTAAATCTTTTCCAACTTCAGCCATCCCCCATAGCGGGAGGCAATGGTGCGCACTTCCCCAATCATCTTCTCGATGTCCCTGGGCGTCAGTCTGGCGTTCATCTCCTGGCCCTCTTTCTCCTTTTCTTCCTCAAGATGGGAATTCCTATGGGACCTTTGCCCCTTCCGATGCCCAAGCCTCTGCCCATGCCTTTGGATCTGATTTTACTGCGCATATCACACTTTTTCCTCATGGCTTCAACGCCTCCCCTGTTAATCCTTTTGCCCTCATCTCAGCCTCCATTTGCCTCGAGGGCTCTGGAACCCTTACCGACTTGGTGGGCCTGCTCTGTTGCTGCTGCATTGCCTGAGCCTTCCTCTCCAAAATCTCCTCTCTGTGAGGCCACTCGGCAATCTCCAACAGCGCCCTTTCATCTATCACACCCATGCGGTAGAAGGTAATAGCCATCATGACCTTCTGGATCTTGTTCATGGCGAGGGAGGAGCCTTCGACCACCTTGAACTGGAGGTCACGGAAAGCGGAGTGGAGCTTCTGGCGGTAGTCGCCCTCGTAGTACCTCTGGATGGGATCCATGATTTGCTTCCTCACCCACTCGTACTGCCTGATGTTTCCGTCTGGTCCGAGGATCTTGATAACCCTATCCGTGGTGTAGAACTGGAAGATCCTCGATATCAGCTTTTGCCCTATGCGGGAGAGGAATTGCTCAAAGCTTCTGGCACGGAGGCGGACAATGGCCTGGCTGGCTACTTGGAGGCTATTACCAGTAATATAGACCTTTCCATTCCTCTTAGCTACCCAAGTGCCCGTTGTGGTAGTTGGACACCAGATCGGTCCTTTATAATCAACCTGCATAAAGTCACCATGGTCCCGCAAATTCCTTATGCCTATTTTCCCGGTTCTTTTACAAGTAACTCTAAGGCAGTCTCCATATCTCTCAGACCTATGATTGCCCTTGAAGAAGCTTGTTTCATAGTGTGGTACAATTCCATTAGAACTTGCAAAACCAGCTAACGTAAGGATCATCTGGAACTGGTTTATCAACTCCTTATCCGAGGAGAAAAACTCAATGCTTATATTCTTGTGTGGAGGATTCATTCCAAACCACCTTCCATCCCCCAAGAGCATAGCTTCAGCAAGAAGAATCAACTGCCTTCTTGGAAGGGAGGTAATAAATTCATACCCCGGCCTTTTATCGGGAAACTGGCCCATAATCCTCTTAGCCCACTCACCACGAATTGTCCATATCCTAATCGGGTGATTTCGGCAAGGTCTGCTATCATGTCGAACTGTAAAATGGATCCCAAGTTGTCTCAAACATTTCTCTATCCGATCACAATTCCGCTCGTTTGCAATTGACTGGTGGATAAGAATCTCTGGATAAGTATGCCCATCCACTTTCTTTAAGTAATAGGCTCCCTCGGTAACAATCCATCCAATCAATTCCACAAGAGCATCATCGTATTCAGAACACTCAACTCCATCTATAGGGGCAACCGAAGGAATAAAATCGTCTGTATTCAGCTCAGGGGTCTGTAAAAATTTCCACTTTCCCCCTCTGAAATGCCCATTAGTAGATCCCACGAGCCAACGGTGATTAGGAGTCACAAAGGCGTCTATATTTTTATTCTTCAACACATACATTGGGCCGCTATATTCTTCCTGCACATTTAGCCTCAAAAGAGGGGACCATTCGCCATGGCCAGTTTGTGGATTGAAGACATATATCTCATCATCTTCTTCAATCTCCCAATATTTCTTCCACCCTCGTTTCGTCAAACATTCCGTTTCGGCATCCACACACTCAATGGCCACCCCCGATGTCAGCGCCCCTCTCTCCCCCCTCATCACATCCGTCATCCCACTCAGCACCTGCATCTGGTTCTCAAGGTACTGGACTGCGTTCTGGATATAGGCGGGAAGCGGTGGAGGGGGTTCCCGGTGCAGGGTCTTGCCAGGGCGTACCCTCACGATGGCTCCGGGCTTGTTGGTCAACCGGCTCCAGGCAGCGGGACTGAGGGCGTCCTCCTCGCCAATCCAGACGGCATTGCAGGTGAGGATGGCGTGTTCCACTATGATGGCCATCAGCTTGTTGTACATCTCCTGGAGGCTGTGGAGGTATTCGACTTCGGATATCCCCCAGGCATTGTTGGGATTGAAGCTCCAGTCGAACATATCGATCGGGAAGTGCTCGTCTATGTAGGGGTTAGGTTCGTCCTTGAGGATGACCTTCCCGACCCGGACGATATGCCTGCCCCCTGGATACTTGCGCACCGACTGGCCGTCTTCAAGCTCCACCCGGCTCCTGTCCTTGATCCAGAATTCCTGGACAAGGCAGCGGGGGACAATAGCTTTCTGCTCCTTCTCTGTGCCAAAGAGAAGTTTGCGGAGGAAGTGCCTGAAGCCCTTTTCCTCCTCATCTGCTCCATAGGTGGGCTTTATTCGGGGGGCCAAATGGGGATACTGTTCGTCGAGGACATTCTTGGGAACAACATACTCGTGGATGATGTACTCGGCCTCATCCAGCTGGTTGGCCCGGAGGCAGAAGGGATCAACGAGATAAACCCGGGGGTCACCGACCACAATGTCAATGTCGCCTCGCCCATCGTCCAACTGGGGGTTCCAGATGCAGCGGGAAAAGGCGGCACCGAAGATGGCGGCCAGGACTAGGAGTTCCTGCTGCTTCTGCTGCCAGTTGCGTTCCTCCCAGAGGGCGGCGATGATGTCCTCGAGCACCTCGGCAACAGGCTGCAGGTGGTCATTGCGGGCCACTATGCGGATCACAGGGCGGCTGTCGGTGAGGTAGGCGACTTCCCGTTGGATTAGCTCTGCCAAGTGGTTGATGACTGCCGAGACCCGCCAATCGGGGCGCCTGGAGGGCCAGAATTGCCCCTTATAGTGGTTGAGCCAGCGGTCGTAATTTTTGGCCACTTCCTCTTTGGCAAACTTGGCCTCCTGGTAAATCTTATCCAAATACTGGTTGAGATCCAATTAAGACACCTCCTTGGATTTCCTCTCCCTTTCCCACTCCAGAAGGTCCCGCTCTTCCTCGCTGGGGGCTATGATTTGCTCTTCAGGTGGTGGAGGGGAAGAAAGGCGAGGCAGAGGGAACCAGGAGCCTTCGGAACGGTCCAGTTTGCGGAGGATGGCAAGTAGCAAGAAAATTTGGCTCAGGAGTAGGATAATGATGATAGTGACGAAAGGGAGGATTACGGTCAGCACACTATCCATTTGCGACTCCCTTTTGGACATTGGCCTGAGCATCCTTGGCAGCGCACTCGTTGGAGCAGTACACCTGCCCCATCCGCTTGGGGCAAAACACCTTGTTGCAATGCCTGCACTCCACCTCCCTCTGCCACACTTCCCCCGACTGCCAAGCCGGATCAATGATGAAAGCGGTCCATTGCCCCTGCTCCCTTGCAATCTTCAGGATACCAGCAAGGAGAAAATGAGCCGGGATCCTGTACTGCAAATCGCAAAGCTCAAAGAAATAATCGGCATCGACAGGCTGAAACATGCTCTGGACAATGTTGCGGGCCTGTGCATCAAGGTCATCTCGCCTAATGTAGTTCTCGTCAAGCATGTCAGTGCGCAGCTGGTTGGCCAAGTAGGTGCGGTAGATCCTGAACATCTCGTCGATCACGGCCGTCATGGTGGTGCCTCTTTCTTTGGCCAAGTCTCTGATCAGGTCCCTGTCCTGTGGCCTCACATTCAAAGGTACTCTTGCCTCTGCCATCTTTCCCTCCTTTCACAGGGCTAACCAGTGTTCCTCCTGCTCCTTCTCCTGCCACCAGCTATCATAATCCGGCGGAGGAGAAAGGTCAAGAATATCTCTCTTCTGGTCAATTATCCTTTCGCCTGTTGCCTCCTGTTTGTCCCAGAAGATGGTGCCGTCTTGGTAGGCGGTGTAGAGGGCAATTGCACAACTCATTACTAAGTCATCAAAACAACCCGGTGCTGCCTCGGCAAGATCACCAGAGTGCACAAAGGTCATCAACTGTCCTACAAGCCGAGAGGAATTGAACTTCCACACCCCATGGTCAATCACGTGTTCCATATAGCTGAGAAGATAGCGCTTAAAGGTGGGAGTTGTGAGCCATCCGAGCTTATCCGTCCTCCGGTTGGTGAAGCGGTCGATGTACTGGTGGAAGTAGAAGTTGTAGTAAAAGCGTTTGGCCTCGTTCTGGGTGGCAAGCCCGGGGCCGTTGATCTCGATGGCAACTGTGGCGTTGCTGTACCACTTGGCGATGGCCACGACTATGCGGGCGAAGGAGATGGGGTCAACGGTGTTGTCCATCCACTCGGCCACCTGTTCCATGGTGGTTTCGTCGAAGACCTCTATTGCCGAGTAGTCCTGCCCTTTGCCCTCTGCTACGTCAACTCCCATGCGGTAGCGGTGGCCTTTCTGGGGTTCGTGCCATATCCAAAGCCGGCCACGGTCATGCTCCCGGAGGCGGTAAACGAGGTCATAAGGGCTTCGGAGGGCGGTTTCCACTTCTAAGTGCTTCCTGGGATCGGTGCAATTGACAAGGGCCTCCTTGAGGCGGGCCTTGTCGAAATAGCAGTTGCCGGCGACAATGAAGGCTTCCTCATCTGTGGCGGGGAACTCCTGGGCGAAGCTCTCTTCATCCCCTCGGTAAACCTGCTCGATCATGTACCTGCGCCAGTAGATCTGCTCGTCGTCAAGGTGGAATTGCTTGACCAGCTTCCTTTCCTCCTCAGTGAGGACTAACCTACCCCGCCTTAATTCCTCCCCTGGGGGCCTCTTGCGGTACTCCGGATGGATGAACCAAGGGAAGAATACTGGTACAAAGGCACTTTGGCCTGACTTTGCTTTTTGCCACTCCTCGTGGAACTCGGTGCCGGCCCCTTTTGCTGTGGTCTCAACTATCACAATGGTATCGGAAGTGGGAGGAACAGCCGGAAGCAGGGTGGTGAAAACGAGGCCCAAGTATGGAAACGAAGAGGCTTCTGAAATATGGACATTGTGGAGCGTCATCCCCTGGCCTGTGAATTGGTCAAGGGCTGTGGCGATGTAGATGCCCGACTTGAGGCCGTGGCCATCCCGGGTGTCAAAGACCAGCTCCTTTTTGTTGCTGTACTTACGAACCGGCTTGAGTGCATCGGGTAAGTAGTCATAAAAGGTCTTGCACATCTCGAAGATGTACTCGGCCCGGTCCCGCTTGTCAGCAAGGATTAAACTATTGGTGTTACGCTGGGTGGCTGTGGCGTGGAAGATCCGGGCCTCTGAGTAAGTGCTAATCCCCTCTTGACGGGCCTTGAGCAAGAGGAACCACATCGGCAGACCCCGTCCCTTTCGCTCCTCAACGAGCCGGTGGAAGGCCCTCTGGGCGGGATACCAGTTGCGGGGATGGAAGGAGATGAGACGCCTCTGGGTCTTGTGACGGACCTTCAGGAACTGGGCATAGACCTCAAAGCGCCTGAAATCGGGAATTCCCATGGTGCCTCTGCCTCACGCCTCGCTAAGCCCTTCCCTAAGCTGCCTTCCGGGCACAGTAGCGCTGATAGAGCCTCTTGGCCTTGGCCCTCACAGTTGGATAACCATGCTGGGCCGCCCTGGTAACAGCCGCCTTGAGCATCCGACAGGAAACAGCACCCGAGGCAGTCCGATAGGGGAACTTGCGCCGGGAAGGAAGCAGGAAAGCAGACCGGGGAAGCCTCTTGCGCCCCCTGCCCTTGGCATAGTAGCGCTCGGTGGCGGTGAATTTGAAGGGGCTAACCCTCCTGCTCCTGGTGCCCCTGCCAGCACTCCTGCTTCCACCACGCTTGGCTCGAGCCATTGCGGTCACCTCCCAACCCCAAATTTAGCCTCCCACAACCCAACATGTCAAGTTGCCTATATTCGGATTTCCATATATTCCCACCATTGCCTGCCCTCTGGGCTCTTTTGGACTAATTCTAAGCTTAGACCTGGTCTTGAGGGCGAAGAATAAGGGGGGTCTGGGGCGGTCCGTGGTGTCGCCTATTCGCCTGGGGCTTCCAATGGCTCCTGGGTGGCAAATTTTAGATCTGAGGGCGGATTTGGCAGGGGTCAGGGGGCCTCTTCTGCCTGGCCTGGGGCTGGTGGCCCTGCTTCTGCTTCCTCCTCTGCTTCCTCTGGGGCCTCAAGGGGAATGAACTGAGCAAGGTCCGTCTCCTGGGGCAACTGGGGCTGTTCCTGCTGCTCCTCCTGGCTCAGGACCTCCGCATCGAGCACGACATCTCCCTTCTCGAGGCGCTCCAGCAGGTTCTCAAAGGTCACCCTGTGCTCCACTTCCCCCTCCAGCTCCAGCCGGGGGCTATAGCGCCTGTCCCGGGCCCGCAGGTAGAACTTCACAAGGGAGCTGTCCTGGGCCTCCTCCAGCAATCTCCACATGATGCCTTCTACAATCTCCACTATCCGTTCATCTACCTCCCGCCGGGCCTGCCGGAAGTGTTCCTGGCTGATCCAGCTTTGCAACTCCCGATAGGCCACCATGCACTCTCTCGCTGCCGTGAGCCTCCTCCCCCTTAGCCTTTCATAATCCCACAGATAGACCGCCTGCCTATACCATAACCAAAGCCTTTCCGCCTCCTCCTCCGTCAGCAGCCGCCCCGCCTGGAACTCCGTCCTCACCTTTGCCACCTTCAGCCGCCGCCTCTCGATGTCCTTCTCCAACACCCTCAGTATATCTACCACCTCTAGCCCCACAGCCCACAGGAGCCGGCACACGTACGGAACCCATTCCCAGACCTCCTCCCAACTGCGTCCTTCCACCCTCGCCCACAGCACCTTCTTAGCCTCCTTCCGGGCCTTCTGCTGTATCCTGTTCCCAACCTGCCTCCCGCCTCTCTCCAAAGCCTGCCTCAATGGCTTCAGCCGCCGCCTCTCCACCCCACTTCCCGGCGGCCTCCCCCTCCTGCGCTTCGGCTGCTCCTGGGCCCCTGCCTCCTGTTGCCCCCCTGCCTCCTGCTTTTGAATTGCCTCCTCTTTTCCCATTCCAACACCTCCTATCTCCCTTTCTACCACACCCCACCAAGCCCTCGCAACCAATTGCCCACCCCATTTACATCCAGTGCCACCAGCCGCAACCCTCTAGCAGAAGCAAAAGCATTAGGCAAGCAAACTCTACAAAATCGCTAAGCATCCCTCCCCACTACCCCCCATCTAGCGCAATCCCATTCCCAATCCCACACACCAAAACCGCCCCCAGCGCCGATTACGGTGCATCCAATTAAGAACATACTAATATCCGAATATTCAAATGTTCGCATAATCCAATCTTGGCGGGCACTTACCACCAGGGGGATCCACCTGGCCCCTCTCCCGCCCCCGGGAAGCAACAGGCCAACCGGGCCCCTCCCAAACAGCGAAAACCCAATCCCCACGCGCACTTACAGACTTCTCCACATCGGCCCACCAAACGTTTGCCTCAACCGAACGGTGCCAAATCTTGTCACCCCCGGTGCCCCAGAATGTCACCCCCGAAGCCCGCACAGGCCAACAGTTCCCGGCGGCAGGTGCCGAGAAATGTCAATAACAGCGCCAATTTTTGGCAATATAGGAATATTCGAATAATCATATAATCCAGTATTCATGCGGGTTTTCTGGGGGTGGGTGAGGTGGTATGGGGGTTGCAGGGAAAGTGGGCAAAGGCAAAAAAGAGGGGGTGTCGAGATGAACTGGGACGAAGTTTGGGAGGAAATAGTGGCAAAGAGGAAAAAGAGAGGCGAGCGTCATGTTTTGGGGGTTTGCGGGGGATATGCCTCGCTGTGCGCAACGTGCTATCGGGAGGAGCTGGAAGTCCTCAAAAGCCTTCCACTGCCTCCTGCTCGCCCCGGTGAGGGGCCCGAAGAGTACTGGCGCCGTATTGGTGCCCCCTTCTGGGACGCATGGTATGAGGTAGCCCTGTGGAAAACTGAAATAGCCAAGGGCGGAAAGGGAGGGTAAGCAATGAGCAAGAAACAGGTCAACCGCTGGCTCCGGGCCCTCGAGATAGCAAAGGCGATGTTTTACTTCGAGGGCTATGATGATCGGTATCCGATGGAAATAGAGCTGTTCTTAAGGAAGCAGCTCAGTAAAACCAACAGAAAGGGGGTGATGAAATGACAGACCTAAAGAGGCTAAAGGGAAGGGTATTCAGCAAAGTTGACATGGCCTGTCAGCAGTTCGCCATGGACTTGGCAGAAGAGATATGGCGGACTGTGGAGGCTTACCTTGAGGAAAAATCGAGGGCCCAGTTGCAGGAGGCAGTAGAGAGGCTTTTGGCTTTCCTTAAGGAGGATGGCCTAAAGGAGGAGATAGAAAAACTTAGGAAGGAGGTGGAAAGATGAGGCTTGAGACACTTGAGCAAAAAGTCAGGACGGTTAAGGAGGTGCTTGGGGACATTAATTTTGAGTTTTACGCTACGAACATTTGGGAGGACGTGGTAAGACTGCAAGGAGTTCTGGTTCAGAGGGTCAGGGAGGAAGTAGAAAAGGCAGGGTTCGAACTGGTGCGTAGCTTCAGAGGGGGAGATGGGGCCATGTACTACAGTTGGCGCAAAGATGGGGTTGAGATTACTTTACACACCTTACCAAAGGAGGAGAGACAAGATGAGGTTCAAGACCTATGATGACTACCTGAAGTTCCTGGACCACTGGGCATCCCCCGAAAACTGCCCGTGGGTGTGCTCCTGCTGTGGAGAGCGGTGGTCTGATGAGTGGATCAGGTGCCCCGACTGTGGGGGTAAGTTATACTATGATGGGGAGGAGGAAAAAGAAGATGAGGATTAAGGCAGTCTTACACTTTGACCGTAAGAGGGAAGCTTGGGAGTTGGCCTTCACAGATCCCAGCGTGAAGGTGTACTTCCCACCCATCGAGTCGCAGGTCAACTCCCTCTGGTGGCCTTTCTACGCTGGTCTGCCCCACTGGATCAGGAGCCTGGGGCCTTCGCCGTTCGAGAAGCTACCGGTGGAGGTGCCCTCTGGGTTCCTGGCCCAACAGGGGCTGATTGTAGTTCCCAATGGGGGTAGAGGATAAAGAGAACGGCATTAGGAACACCTTATCCAACTTGACTTCAAAGAGGGGGAGAAGGGAGGGAAAAGTGAAGAAGGTCTACTGCTTTTGGCTCGATGAGGAGGTTCCAATACATGATGCCTCTGCAGTTTTCAACCCCCTCAATGGGGTGTGTTGGGACTGCAGGGCTTGTTTGGATACCATAGAAAGGAGGGAAAAAGATGAAGCCCGTAGTGGAAGAAGGGATTTGCACTCTCTGCGGCAGGAGGACAAAGGTCGCTCTTTTTGAGTTTTGTGAAGACCAAGACAGCGGAGTGGCAGAAATGAATATTACCTTTTGCACCGCCTGCCTTCTCAACACCCTGAAGGAGATACGGAACCGCCCGAGGGATATCAAGACAGTCGTGAGAAGCGGCTTGGGTAGGAGCATTCAACACCTGTACAACGCCATGGAGAAAATTGAACACGGAGAGGCCGGCTTCTGCCTGGAGGAAATCCACCGGGCAGTTGACTGGGCCTGTGATGTGATTGAGGCTATAGAAAGGGACTAACTGACGGTATTGAAAGCACCTACCAGGGGCCCGGGTTCTGCAGCCTGGGCCCCCTTTTTATCCCCCAAAAACTTTGCCCAACAAGAATAGCACAAAAGGCATCATTATCGCAGTCCAGATGACCTTTTCCCATGTCTCAAACACTGGATCGGTTGCCACTCGACAGAACAATATAATCCAAGCCACAAGGAGGGGACCAAAAACGATCAGCCTGGCGGTTGCCTCCATTGCCACCTCCGTCCTTGCTTATTATCCCCCTTACATAAATATTGCAGTTAGTCCCTTCTACGCTCACCAACTGCAGGATTTATGTAAACATTTCCAGCTGCGTTCCCTTCAACCTCCTGTAAGCCATCTCCACGTACTCAGGATTCAGCTCAATGCCAATCCATTGGCGTCTTAAGCGGGTTGCCACCTTGGCCACGGTGCCGGAGCCCATAAAAGGATCAAGGACAATTCCAGGATGCCAGCCAGCATTGCAACCGCAGTCTGTCCAGCCAACAGTATATCTTTTAGTAGAAAGCGCCTGTTTCATGAACTCCGAGATGGGTCTCGAGTTTCCTCCAGGTCTTATCTCCTGGTAATTAGGATCAGGAGCACTGCTGGCCTGGTATCCAACTTCCCTTTCTACTATCCTCTCTCTTGCCTTCCCACACTTCTTACAAATCCATTGTGGACACCCCACCCTAATCATCGGCTCCACCAATCGCTCTGGAAAAGTGGCAAAATGGGCTTCGGGAAAAGGTTGAGTCGAAATCGTCCAGACGTCGCCTGGGTTTTTGCCTGATGGGTGTCCTACTCTTTCTTTCAAAGAAAGTTTGCGACCATCCAGGGGGTGATAAGTGTATTTCGTTCCCCCGGGCTTCTCATACCATTCTCCCCATTTGTGAGGCAATCTAACTGCATCCAGATCAAACCAGTACTCCTTGCTCTTAACCAGCATAAACACAGGCTCATAGGCATTGGTAAAGCGATCCCCCACACTTGAGGGCATGTGGTTGGGTTTGTGCCAGATGATGATGTTTCGCAAAATCCAACCTTGCTCGTCAACCATGCGGAAAATAAGGCGATAATTTTGGAGATTCAGGCATTTTTCTCTTCCGGTAGGACGTTTTTTACCATGTGCATGAAGGCCGCCATAAAAATCGTCATTAGATCTCCCTCCATATCCTTGCGAAGCAGAACCCCCATAACTATCTCCATGGTTCCAGAAGCACACCCCTGTCGGCTTCAACACCCGCTTCAATTCAGCAGTCACCGCCAACATCTTCTCCAAATATTCCTCCAACGTCGGTTCAAGCCCAATTTGTCCCTCAACACCATAATCCCTTAAACCCCAGTAAGGAGGCGAGGTGATAATACAATCCACAAATTCATCAGGCATCTGCCGCAGGATCTCCAACACATCTCCACAATGGATCTTGCTAACCCACTCCATTTGACAAACACGCAAGAAAAGGCTAACAAAATTAGCCCCTTATTACACAAACGTCAAAACCCCACTAACCCACCTCGCACACTCCCCCTTCACACACCTTACAATCCCTGTGATGTTCCACAAACCACCTGATATGCTTCTCCCGCCACTCCCTGTTGTCTGTCCACAGCTTCAGAGAACCATTGCAGCGCTGGCAGATAAGTTCGAGGTAAGCTTGTTCGTCCCGCTTGATGATGTACTTGGGCAGTTTCATTATTTCCTCCTACGCTTTTTACTCTTAGACATAGCCACCAGACCATGACCTATAACTTCCATCAAAAACCTTCCCTCCCGCAACTTGTCTATTCTATAATTCCAATATGCCAAGTCATCAGGATTGCGACACTGTCTTACATACTTACATAGCTGCCTTATTTCTTCGTCTAATTTTTTAAGCCTTCTTTTTATTTGTTTGGGCAATCTCATGGTTAGCTCCTTCTGTATCCTCTTGCCAATTCCAAAGACCATTGTCGGTCAGCACCTGAAATAGCCCCTCCGCTACCCCCGAAATCTGTCCCTCATTCAGCCCCAAATCCAGTTGCCAGTTCAGCTCATGCAACACCTCATGCAGGAGACAACTCCACTTCTTGGAAGGGCTCAGATCTGCATTGAGGATAATCACCCCTGAAAAGAAATGTGTCGCCCCTCCCTTGTCAAAAACATCAGCCCGCCCATTACGAAGCTCAATCCTCAGCCAATGGCCACCTATCTTGATCCTGCGAGGAAGAAAGAACATATCCATCCCCTTTCCCCCTTTCATTCTCCATTTACACAAACATCATACAGGACCTCAAAAGCCTCTTCCTTCACAAATGGCTTCCCAGCTTCAGCCAACTCCACCCCTTTTAGACACCCTATGGCAATCAGGTCCAAGGCCCTCCGATAGACAGGTAAATAGAAAGGAACCTGCCACAGATAGATCTCCTTGTCCTTCCACTTTTCCACAATCCTTTCCACCAGCATACTGCAAGCCTCCCGACTCTGGGCTTGGTAACCAAACTCCATGGCCTCCACAGCAATTTCAGCCAATATGAGGCATGTTCCTTCCTGGGCCCAGAGCTTAGGGATACCAACGGCAACTATTAGACCCATAGCCAACAGGATTACTCCAACCTTCCTAACCCTTTTCATGCTTCACCTCCTCCAATCCCTGCCCACAGAACGGGCAAAAGTCAGCCAATACGGCCGTAGTAAAAGACACCGGAACTTCTCCCTTGTCTATTCCATGCAACACCAGCACGGCAAAATCAATCCCACATTGGGGACAAGTCCAATACATGGTGTGGAACTCTACCATGGTGCTGATTGATTTAGGTAAAGGTCCTTTTATTCTTACCTCCTTTAGTCACCCAAACACAAAAAGGCTGATTTCTTTAGCCCTATCTCGCAAATTTGTCAAAATGCTACTTCGCTGGGACCAATCCACTTGTCTTCCATTCCACCTTTACCCCATCTGTATACCTGCTATATGTAGTCCCGTCAACAAATTCCATCTCATGGACCTTGGACTTCTGTCCCCCTTGGTATTCCTCTTCTATGGGATACCTCTCACGGATGAGAACATCGTCCCCCCTTCCACACACCGGGCACTCAATATACCGGCAATAGGGACAGCTTGGTCCTCCCGTACAACGATGATCTTCAACCCAAACCCCCGAAGACTTCTTATCCACCCTGTCGCCCCTACAAAATTGCTCTTCCCACTTGGCTCCGCAATTAGCACATTCAAACTTTACTGCGAAGACTTTTTCTTCCATGATTACCCCTCCCTTCCCCTCCCCCAAAATTTGGGCGGTAATTTATTCCAAATAGCCGGATGTGGCGTAGCAAGAACAGTACCGCCACGCCATTCGCCAGTTTTTTCGTCCAAGGTGGCCCAACATAATCCACATCTAATCTCCGTCCGAACATATATTGGGGGTCCAGAGAACCCTACCACCTGTTTAACTCGGCACCAAGAAGGATGCCCACAATGAGTATATCCCAACTGTTCTAAACTAAGGGGAAACTTCTTAATTTCTTCCATGATTGCTCCCTCCTTTTTCCTATAGCTTATAAGGCATACTCCACTTCCACTATCCCAGCCTCCACCAACCTCCTCAAATAGTCACGCCGCAGCTTGGCCCGTCGAAGAAAATACTCAACGTCATATTTAACCCCCGTTTCCTCCCCCAACTGCTCCCGTGCGTATCTTTCTATCTGTTCATCTGTAATCTTAGACAATCGTTCCAGAGAGCTTACAGGATCTTTCACAAATTCTCTTCCATAGGAAAGGCCGATCACTCGGTACAAGCCATAACCGTTATAGGGGTCCCGGAAATACCAAGAAGAGTTTTCCTCCTGGACAACTATCCCGGGGTCAATCCCTGTAAAGTCTGGTTCCCTCCTGGTGAAAATAAAAATGTCTGCTCCCATTGGCCACCTCCTCTCTTATTGTTCTTCCCTCTCTTTCTCCTCATACTCCAACGCTACATAAGCCCCCGCCTTCACCAGCTCTTTCACCGACCCTGTCCGTGCATAGGCCACCAGGTGCTTGATTGCCGAGGCCACACGGAAATTGGGAAACTTCTCACAGAGCCATCGGTGGGTTGGATTGGAGCTGAGCTGGCCATACTGATCGTTCTTGGCCTTGAGAAGGTTTTCAATGGCACCGAAGAGCTTCATTTTCATCCCCTCTCTTTCAGCTTTCCTAATGCTTCCCTTGCCCACCCTGCCACCCTTTACCTCATGTAGTAAAGACCGGGATTAGCGGTATCCCTCGGTTCCAAGCTATCACCCCCTTTTACACCAACTGCAGGATTTATATAAATATAATCCGCTTATCCTTTATTTATCTCCTCCCATTGTTGATGATAAAAGTCTTCCATTAAGATTCCTCTATCCACTCCTCCTTTCTCTGTATGCCCACACCCACACCACCAGTACCATGGATGTTGTGGAGGGTTGGTGGGCAGTACGCGGTCTTCATACCTTTTGATCATCTGTTTACCACATTGGGGACACAGTTTCTTCATCTTACCCCCCATGCTGCAGAAGTATTTTGACCAAACGGATCAGCCCCTCCTTAGTTAACCCCCTCAACCATTCCTCAAGGGACTCCTTGTCCAAGAAGACAATGTCTACCGATTCCCACTTGCCATCTGGAGCCTGTGCCCTTACGTAAACTCCAGTATCTCCATATACCTCCCACAGCACTTTATCCTTCCACCTGTTGGGATCTATCTTCATTTCTTTACCCTCCTCACCTTCTGAAAATCCCAATCTCCGTCCTTCACAATGGCAGGCAAATCCAACTTAGTCCACTGCCCATCCTCAAGTAGCCTCACTTTCATACAACACCACTCCAGCTCACGAAGGATCTCCTCCGCCAAAAACTCAGCATTCTGCACGCCATGCCGTTCCAAAACAGCAATAATTAAACCCCTGGGCGTTAGACGGTAGACCTCTTCATTTCTTGTGCCCATTCCTAAACCCCTCCCAAAATCCCACTACTGCAGTCACAAGAATGAGTAGGGCTACTGTAATCATCAAGGCCCAAAATTGCCAGGTGGACAGAGTTACCCCTTTAGTCTTGAGGATTATCCCCATCAGTATATAAAGCAAAATGACCGCAATGCTGTAAAAGAACCTCATTTCCTCAACTCTTCCAACGCTTTCCTCACCCTCTCTGCCACATCAGGCGGAAGCCACACTCCAGAAGGGCAGTCAACATGCCATGTTAGGCCATCAAATATTTCACCTATGATGTCGGCTAACCGCTCTTGTTCCTCTAACCTTTCCAGATCTACGTTCCCAACTTTATATGTCTCAGACCAAAAACATATAGTATCCACTCCCGCTTCAGCCCATCCCAAGCTATACTCTATATCCGGGATGATAGTACTCAAGGCATCCACCAGCATCTGCCCAACTATATTCCCCCATTCCTCAGTTTTCCTAATAGCCTCTATGTACTTCTCAATGGCTTCCAGTATCATGGTTCACCTTCCTACAATCCCAATACGCCCCACCTCTACCTCCTGCAAAGCCCTCACCTTCTTCCCCACCCTCTCCAGCACCTCCCACCTCCCAGTCCTCATACACCACCTCTCAGCCAATGGTATCAATTGATCCCACAGGTCGGCAATCATCTTGGCCTCTTCCCCATTGAGATGCAGATTGGTTCCCCTCCTCGCCTTAGCAGCACAGGTACGGGAACAGTAAACGGCCCCCGTGACATAACCTCTCTCAGGAGTGGAGGCCCTTACCCATGCACTCCTCCTCCAGAACTCCCTCCCACAGTAATTGCACTTCAGCTTGACCCAGTACTTCTCCCTCCTGTACTCCTCCTTGCACTCCTCGGAACAATACCGCTTCCCAGTAGGCAAAGGAGCCCCACAGTTGGGACAGAACCTGGTCCTCTCCCTCGGGGGAAACCTCCTGGGAATACCCAGCTTCTCCATGATCTGCCTGACCCTCTCCTTGGTCACTCCCAATATCCCCCCTATCTGCTCCATGGTCAACCCCTCCTGCCAATAGGCCCTTTCCAATGCCTCCTTTGTCCTCTCCATTTTACCCCTCCTGCAAGGACAATTCTTTCCCTTTTTGTCCCTATTCCCATACCACAGCCTCCCTGAACCACCTGGGGAACAGAGTAGCCCTATCCCTAAGCAGCCTCTCGAACTGCCCATCGAGGATATAGGTCACAGCCCAGTCCCCCTGATGCCTCACGCCTCTCCCTGCCCCCTGCACAAGGGTGTAGGCAGCCTGGTACTTGTACCAGAGACGCCCGAAGCGGGAGGAGTAGAACCGGAGGGAGGTGAACTTGTCCCCCAGGCTTGGAAAAGGACATTTAACCCACACAATCGCACGGCACGCCTCGTCTTTCAAATCAACCCCCCTTTCCAGAGACGGGCTGATAATCACAGCATCAGGATGGCTCATGTACCTCTCCATAGCCTGCCGCTTGCCCTCCGAGGACCGGTGGAAGAACACAGGGCGGGAAAGGGAGGAGAGGTTCTCATACAGCCTGGTTCCAAGGGAGTAGGACACAGAGTGGATGAGCACTCTCTGGTCTCTGTGCCTGTCCAGTATGTCTTTGATAGCCCTTACCAGCTTTCCCAACTGTCCATCCAGATTCTCCTTGTTCAAATTTCCCACGGGCCTATAGACCACCTGCCTATTGGAGATGTCAAAGGAAGAGGGAAGCTCCAGGTAGTCCACCTCCTCCTGTCTGAGGCCCAAAAGGGAACACAGGATAGCCCGAGGAGGAAGGGTGGCGGACATGAGGAGGAACCTATGGGAATGCTGCAGCAGGAACCTGTCCACCAGCTCCCTGCTGAGCCACAGGGGCCTGAAGGTAATCCTGTAGCCTGTGTCCTCCATAAGCCAGGAGGGAGAGAGGCACTTGGTGAGGAGGTCCAACTTCTGCACAAGCCTCCTGTACTTCACATACTCCCTCATGGCCTCTGGGTCCTCCTGTCCTTCCACCTTCAGGGCCCTTGCTTTCTCTTCCACCATCCCTTTAGCCTCCTTAGCCCAGTCCAGGAAAGCCTCCCACTTGGTCTTGAACCGTGGCATCCTGAGCCCCAGCTTGGCCATCCTCTTGCGGGAAATGCTGAGGGAGACGAAATCGGTTAACACCTGCTCCAGCAGATCGGCCTCATCCACGACCACCAAGTCCTGCCTGGAGAACACCCCCACATAGTTAGCCTCAAGCAACCAGTAGGCAAAGTTCATCACCTTCCACCTGGCCGCCTTGGCTATCCTCTTGGCCTCCTCATAGGGACATTGTTCCACATGCTCACAGCCCTCCTTCACACACTCCTCAGCCGTGAGATCAAAGGCGCTAAACCGAGGGCATGGATAATTCCTCCTACCCTTGAGCACCACCGCTTCAGGAAAGTCCTTATACAACTGGTCCTGCAGGTGACGGGAAGAACAGAGATACACCTGCCTGTGGGTCCTGAGCACTTCAGAAGCCATCATGCCGATCAAGGACTTGCCGCTACCCGTAGGAGCTGATATGGCTATAATAGGGGCCTCAGAGCGGGCTATAAAATCCAAAGCCTGTCTCTGCTGAGGGTACAGCTCCTTGAAGTTGTGAAAAGGAATCCTCATTGGACAACTATGTTCCCAGTATTGGGCTCCTGGATCAAACTGTCTATCACCGCTTGGTACAGCCCAAACTTCCACCCCATATAGAGGCCCCACATGAGGGCAGCCAGTATCTTAACCCAGTCCTCCTTTTCCTCCAGTTCCCTTATCTCCTCCCACCTCTTGGCCACATCAGGCCACTTCCTACACTCCCCGGTGATCCTCTCACACTCCCTCACCAGCCTCTCCACATTGACCCCCACCTCGGCAAACACCTCGGCAATAGTCTCTAACATGTTCCTCGTAAGCCCCTCTTCTCTCATGTCAACACCACCCTCCTTTTAAATCTCCACCTCTCCTCATACTTCCCCCAGAAAGCCTCCTCCAAATTCCTGACCTTCTTGTCCACCTGCCTAAGCCATCTGAGATAACATCCGTGCGTCCCCCTCTCCCACTCACTCACCCACTCCCCACACACAGGACACTTCACCATCCCTCATCACCCCCGTGGCAAAATAACCAGATAGCAAATGGCAAATGTCACTAAAGCAAATGTCAAAAATCAGACCCAATGCATGATATATATATAGGGGGTATCCTCCTACTACTAATATATATATCATGCAATGGGGTATATTTTTGACATTTGCCATCTTGCTTTTTGGCTATCTGGCTCCTGAGCGTGTTGCTATTCTGCTTTTTAGCCCTCAAGCAATAGACTTTTACTAATTGCTCCCCCATTGCTATTTTACTATTTGGCTTCATTGCCACTTGCTCTTAGCTACTTTGCCTTTTGCCTCTTTGCTGGCCTGCCTCTTTGCGGAGGAGCAGCGATGGAGTGGGCCTCCTCTTTGGAGATCTCCAGGGCCTTGGCGAGTTTCTCCACCAGGTTATCCCTCACGGTGGCCATCTCCTCTATGGTGACGAAGCCCTCCTCCATTGCCGTGGACAGCTTTGAGATAGTGTCCCTTACCACATCTGCCATCTGTCTCCGGTTCAGCTCGATCTCGATTATCCGGTTGTAGAGATAAAGCTCCTTGGTGTAATCGTCCACCTGCACATCGTACCGCTCCGCTTCCTTGATGAGCCACACCAGACCGGCATAGAAACAGGCCCTGTAGGCGTCCGTAATGGACCGGCATTGGGGATAGAGCGTCATCACCCTCTCAGCAGCCCCTGCCCACCACTTGGGAGCCGAGAACCGGATGAGGATAGAGTGCCCCTTGGGATCGGAGGAGGACACTATCACAGGAGGCTTATCGCTCTTGGTCATCTCCTCCACATGCCTCTGGACCTCCTCGAAGCTCACCACGGTGCCAATCTTGCTGTCCTTGGGCGTTGGCTTAATCCTCCTTGCCATTCCTATTCCCCCTTTCCAAATATTCTCTCCTTTACGTATGCACTAACAGTCTTCCCCTCCCTCTTGGCCTCCCTGAACAGCTTTGCCTTCTCCTCCTTGGTCAACCTAATCATCAGGAAACTGTCCCTCCTCATACCATTGGGCAACCGCTTCCTCCCAGTCATCCCCCATCACCACCTTTCACAGAGTACCTTTCCTCTTCCTGGTATAGTAATAGTAAAGCATATCAAAAACCCACCTTTCAGCCTGCTTCCTGGGAGCCAAGATAACATGAAGCCCATAGCGGATCATAAAGGACATGAGAGACCACCTGATAGTGGCAGCGGGAAGTTGGGAAAAGCCTGAAGTGTAGATATCTTCCTCCCTCCCCTCTATCACCAGGGCCTTTAGCCTGTGTCCCCCCATCCTTTCCAACTCCCTCTGGAACCTCTCTCGCTCCTTCCCCACACAGGTCAGGAAATCGTTTACCCCCTTCCTCTCTATTGCCACCTCCTGCTCAAAGCCTTTCAAGCTATAGTCCCCAACATCCAGCTTCTTTACCACCACCTGTGGGTAATCCTTAAAGTAAGGGGCCTGTTCCCTGGTGTCCACCACGATCCAGAACCCCTCATCGGGGGGAGGGAGAAGCTCCAGCCGGGGCATCTCACGCCGGATCTCTGGGCGAATTACAGCCATCTCTTTCTACTTCCTTCCGGATAAAGTCACAACCGAGCCTTCCCCACTCACGACCACATTCGTTGCACCTGAGCACCATCTCCACCCCACCATCGGTCCCTCTAGTCAAATATCCATTGAGACACCCCGGGCAATCGTCATCATAACAGGGCAAAGTGCTCACGAATATCACTTTCCACATCCCATCTCTCCTTGGTGGGGAGGGAGAAGCCCAAGGATAGACATCTCCCTCCTTATCTCCGGCCTAACCAACATCCCTTTCCACTTGAGAGGCCGGCAGTGGGACTTGAACCCACACGGGCTTTCCTACCGGGAGGTGGGCCCTACCTTGGCAGCTCGCTGGGTTATGGGATTTTGCTACCACTGGGGAGCCAAAGAGGGTTCGTAGGCCTTCCTCCCGGGTACTACTACCTCCCGGTTCCCCAGCAGCCCCTGCCCGAACCCTGCTCGCTTGCTCCTCCCGGTAAGTTGCGTCTACCAATTCCGCCATGCCGGCCATGTTTGATTACCACCCTTCGTCCTCTTCCCCTTCCTCTCCTCCACTCTCCACCTTCGGAGGCACAGAGCCACCCTCCAGGAAGTCCACTATGTTGGCAAACACCCTGTCATCCCGCTCTATGTGCTCTATTTCCACCTTGCAGGTAGCTCCTACCAGGGAAGTGGAAAGCTCATTCAACATCTTCCTTGACCTGATGACATTGTCTTCCCACCCTTCCTCTATGGAGGGCAGACCATACTTCTTCTCGATGGCCTTGTGGATCCCTGTCACATAGAGCAGCTTCAGCAGATCCGCCATTCCCTTGCGCCCCCTCAGACTGAAGAAATGGGAAACTGGCAGGCCCTCCCCTTCTCCCTCCAGGAGGGCAAACTGCACCCTGATCCTGTTCACAGGTGTCTTCTTCCTCTCAGCAGGGCTCAGGGCATCAAACTCAGCCCTCTCCTCCTCGTTCCTGAAGGTCTCCTCCACCACCTGCACCGTCGCTTCCCAAATCCCTTCAGGGGGAAGCTCAAACCCTCCTACCTTGTCCTTGGTCGGCGTAATCCTCATGCCTACACCTCCTTTTGGTTTTTTGGATTTGCCTTCCTATCATAGGCAAACCATATATGCCACAGGACTATGTTCAGCCAAGCATAAACGGGACGGCAGATGTCCCACCTCACCCCTCCACCAAGGGCAACTTGGTCTATCCTGGCAATTCCTAAAACCGAGCCTCCTAATCTCCAGACTTTGTACATCTCACCCCTCCTTTCCCTCCCCCTTCCTGAACACAGCCAATATCTTCTTAAAATCCAACACCCCCACAGGATTGACCCTCGGCCCAGTCCACTTGGCAACAAAGTCATCATTGGGAGACCCAAAGGACACAAGCGGGGGATAAATCACCTCGCCCTTCTCATCCGTCCTAGTGGTCACAAGCCCAATGAGGTCAAAATAGGACGGACAGTTGACAGCATAGTACCTCCCGGCAAAAGCAGGGGCAGCCTTGAGCCTCCCGGTCTTGTCCCACTTAGGCTCCTTGTCCAGAAGAGCAGTCATCACAGCCACAACCCCATTGCGGGCAAACTCCCCAAGCAATGCCGTGATCCTCATCATGTGCCTTCCTATAGCCCCCCAGGCGCTGTAATCCAGCTTTGTCTCGTCAATAAAGGGCCTCTCGAACTTCTCCACCACAACCCCCCCAACCTTCTGCCTCGACTTGAACACCCCTGCCTCTGCCGTCTGCGCCTCTGCCTTCATCATCATGGCTACGTTGAGGAGATAGGAACCACTGTCAAGGAGGATGGACCTGTAGGGAAACTTACCTCGCTTTAGCTCAAGGCTCTTCTCCCCGAGGAAATCCGAGACCTCCTCCACATCCTCGATCATCACAAAGGTCACATCTATTCTCCTCCCTATGGCTCTCAAGGCAATCTCAGGGTCCCGTGGCTCGGTGACAATGTCCAAGATGGGCTCGGGAAGGGAGGCAAGGGAACTGGTGGATTTGCCAACATTGGTCTCCCCGTAGATCAGCACGAGGGGAGTGTTGGACCTTTGCTTCTCACCTGGCTTCCATATTTTCATCATTTTCCTCCTTATACCAAACTATACTTGGATTATCACAACATTGTATTGTCGCCCGCAGAAAGGCCAACATTAGACCCGGCCTTGCACAGGGCAAGTATCCTCTACCACCAAACGGTCCGCGTGCTTCCATTGCAGCTGCTACTTCTATGGGGTTGACCTCAAGGACCTCACCGCAATTTTCGCATTTGACTTTCACCCTTCCCCTCCTCTTTCTGAAAATTCCTTCTCCAGAAATCCTGTCCACTTTCCCAAGAGAAATGCAAAAAGCATTGCCTCTTCTGGAGTAGAAGCTTTATCCCACAATTCAGAAAGGCAAGCACTATTAGTGTTATGGGTAAAAAAGATGGCTGTTACAGTTGCCATCACCTTGTTAAAGTCGAATCCCATTGCTTCCGCCACATTTTTTGCACCCTCTGTTTTAATTCTTAGTTTGGGCTTCATGCTATCCCTCCTCTTATTTGCCTCCTTATCTCATCCCTCACTATCCTAAAGGCCACACTCAATGCCTCCTCCCACATGGTCCCGTGCACCCGGTAGCTCCTCTGTACCTTTCCGCCACTCCACCTCACTTGCAGGTCAACTAAATGGGTATTACGATCAGGTTCATAGTTCACCACAGCCACTACCTCTGCCACCTTTATGGCCTTCTCTACCATGCCACCTCCTCCGGCTTCGTCTCCCCATTCCCCACCTGCTTATCCCCCTTCCTCCTGTAAAGCAGAGGAGAGGCAAGCCCAGTCTCGCAGAGCTGAAGATATGGGCACTGGTCAGGGAAGAAACAGGCAGTCTCATTGCGGAAATAGCTCCTTTCCTTCACCATCCTCTTGATCTCCCTCACAGCCCATCTGAGCCTCTCCTTGACCTCCTCGAACTCAATCTCGGTTCGGTAGATGCTGCTTCCCCAAGTCCTCCTCTTGCTATCGTAATTTGGAAAATAGAAAGCAGGTCGCCGAAGGATATCCTCTTTGAGCCTCTCCGTGTACTTATCCAAATCCTCGTTCGCCCCTGGCCTCATCTGAGGCACTCGGATTGGTCTCATAAGAGCTTTGTCAGCATTGGGCAGGGCAAGGAAGTAGATGGCCAACTGGGATTTGGCAAAGGTGGGATGGAGATATTCCTGGGGCCTCCCTGTGTACTTGAACTCGGCAAACCAGTCATCCCCCACCACGTCTATGAACCCATGGAGCTTCGGAAGCCCCTCCTCCACCACCGTGAACTCCCGCTCCACTTGCCCCCTGAGAGGTTCGTGTAGTTCCAGCTCCTCCATTGCCTCTATGAGGGCGGAGATTTTCCTGACTTCCACCCTTTCCTGCTCGTCCTGGGGGCTGAGGGAAAAGGTCTGGATGTCTTCATCCCCGATGAGCATAGCCAGAGCCCGGTGCATGTCCTTACCCCGCTTCAGAGGCAAAGGCACCATCTCCTCCACAGGCTCAAGCCCAAGGATCTCCTCGATGTACCACTTGCGCCTACAGCGGAGGAAAGACATAAGGGAGGAATAGGACATCTGAGGCTCAAACTTTTCCACATACTCAATACACCGGAAAAACTGAGGCAGGGCACATAACCCAGGCTTGATGTAGTGCACACAGGGCTTTCCCTCCACCTTCCTCCTCAGCTTACATGCCATTTTGCCCCTCCATGCGCCCCTATATACCACACCTGAACCCAAATGTCAATACGGAAATTTTCTTAAACCAATGTTCTATTTATAGATCCTCTCTCTGAGTGGCAGTTGCTCGTAGTGCATCCTTTGGGTTGCCCTTCCTTTTACTGTGGATATGTCCTTACGGGTGAGCCTGATGCCTTCCTTTCTGGCCCTCTGGATAAGCTCCCTGATGGTCTTCCTGATCTTTGTCTTCCTCTTGGCGCTCTTGGTGGTTCTGAGGGTATAGTAAAGGTGAGCTAACATGTCCATGTACTTCCACCGTCTGGCCTCAAGGGAGGGGGAAAGCTGCAGTTGCTCAAGCACAGACCGCTCTCCAAGGGGCCTGCCAGCGAGGGTCTTGGGGGTTGGGTAGAGCACTCCTTTAGTAAATGCCCTCACAGGTGGAAAGAAGCTAACTGCAATGTCCTTGGCCCTTTCTGCCCTTGCCTCCCAGCTTGGAACCGAGATGATGGAAAGGGCCGGGCCGAGGGTGGGACCAAGGAGCCATTCAGGTGGGTAGAGGATGGGAAACGGGTTGAGGCTCTCGGAGATATCCATGGGGACATCCAGGTGCAAGAGGGCGTGAGAAGCATAGATGAGGAAATTGCTATCGGGTAGGTATATCCCGTGGGAAGCCAGTTCCTTTTGAATGCTCCTCCAGAAAGGAATACTGCCTGTGCCCCCCAGAAAGAGCAGAGAGGCTATGGCCCGGGTGAAAGCCTTCTTGTCCACCTTGTACAGATCCAAGAGCCAGTTGACATAGTTCTGGCTAAAGGTCTTGAACTGGTAGAAGAGCCTGCCGATGGGATGCTGGGCCATGACGGGGAGGTGGGCTTTGGTGTAAGCCCATTGGGTCCTGTCCACCATGTTCATGGCAAAATCGGTGAGTGCCTTTCCCCTGAGCCCCTTGGCAGCCCCCATCTCGAGGCCCGTGGAAAATGCAAAGACCCGGTTGAACTGCTCGGACATCTCGGCCGGTAGGGACAGGAACCGGAGGCCACGGTAGGCTTTGAAGGGCACCTCCCTCACCGCCTCCCAGGCCATGTCCGTCACCCCCAGCTTCCTTGCCATCTCCCAGGTCTCCTTCTTCATGGCCCGCTTGAAGCCGCTGAGAAAGTACTTACCTGCAACAGGCCAGAGGGTAAGGATAGGTTGGGTGAGGTTGAGGATGGGGAACCGCACCCAGCTCAGTCCCACCTTGGCGGCAAACTGCAGGTTGGTAAGGAAGTTCACAGTCTTGTCGACCCAAATGGGATCGATCCGTTCGGAGATGGGAAGGGCATTTTCAGCAGCTCCCTCCATCGCCTTGAAATATCCCTTCAGAGCCTTCCCTATGGCTATCCGATGCATCCTCTGGAAAGCCCCCTTCTGGACCATGATGTAGTCAAGGGCGAAGTCCCGGAGCAATGGATCGGCGATGGCAGAGAAGTAGGCACGGGCTTGGGGCAGGTAGCTGTCGAGGAAAATCTTATTTATGGCCCCGTTTATGTACCTTTCCGTTACCCCAATAATGTCTTTGTCGTAAGGGAGGTTGGCTATCCTTGCCTCCATCATGGGGCCAAAGAACCCCTTTTCTCCTATCACCTTCCTGATGCTTTCCTCCACCAATTTTGCCTCTTCCAATTGCTTCTTAAGCCTCTTTACCCTCCCCAGCAACTTAGGCTTGAGATCCTCAGCAGCTATCGCCAACTCCTGTTCTGCCCTCTTAAGCTCTTCTTCCAGCATCTGCCTGTAGCCCTTCACCATATAGTGGGTAAAGTAATCCTTCCGATAGCGGATGTTGGGATCGAAGAGAGAGGCAAGCTCATGGAGGGGGTCGGTAATTCGGATTCTGTACTCCTCCGAAGCCTCCCGCATCCACTTGGGAAACCTCTCTATCTCCTCTGGCCTGAGCCTTGACTTGTGCTCGTGGTAGAACAGGAACCTGTCAATTGTCTCCTGATCCCAATTCTTAGCACCCCACTTTTCCACCCACGCCCTGAACCTGTTCATAAATTCCCTCTTTACCACCTTGGCCCACCTGAGCCTGTCCACCGTGTGCTTGTACAGTCTTCCCCCCATTGGATCCCGCCTGAGAACAAGCTCAGGAAGGTCCCAGCGGGGAAAGACAGTCCTCACCACCCTGAGCACAGGCCCCTCTTTGTGGGCCACCTCCACCATCTCCTTTATGTCCCGGGCCACCCACCTGGAAAGCTTATCCAAGTGGTCAAACACCTCATCGTCCATTCTCACTATCTTCTTGCCCAGAGGAACCCTCTTGCCACTCTCAGAGATCACATGTTCAAGGGCCCGTTCCACAGCATCAAGCTCAGGCAGCCCCTCCTTGACCAACTTCTCCTTCATCCCCTTGAAAGTTTCCCGTGCCCCCTTGGGCAAATCCTTGAACACACTCCCCACGAGCACCTCCGCAGCCCGCTTCTCCTGCTCCTTCATGAGGGCCTCCATCTCAGGCTTCAGGTTGCGCAGGAGGGAGGGCCTGCGGAGGAAGATGGAAAGGGCCAGTGCTCCACCTGCAGCAGCTAACCAATGGGCATGCTCCTTGGTGGCCTCCCAAGTCTTCTCCAACCATCCCCCCTCTTTCCTCCTGACAAGTCCTCCTCGGGTGGGAGACATTGCTGTAGGAGGAATAAGCGGAGGAGGTAGGACTATCTTTCTTCCCACATCAGCCATCCTATTCCACCTTCCTCTCATACTTAGCCATAGGCGTCCAAGGTGCCCACTTTTTATTCCCACCTTCCAAAGGCACCATCACAGCCCCAGACCGCATCCGCTTGGGCTTGCCAGCTATGCGGCCTTCATAGACCTTGCCTCTGTAACGGACACGGATGTAGTCGCCGGGCTTGAGGCGGGAGTAGGATTCAACGGGTTGCCATCCTGCTTTGCTTACTGTTTCCATTGGCTTAGGCACTTCTTTCACAGGAGGCTTGGGCACCTCTACTGGTTTCCTCTCTCCAACTTTTGGCACCTCCACCTTTGGCTCCCTTGGCACTTCAGGCGGGGCCATTTTGGGCTCTGGAGGCACCATTTCCCCTGGGACAAGCCCCCTCCTATACTCCAGCATCTCCCTCTGCAACTCCGGATGCTCCCTCCACACCCTCATCCACTCAGCAGTACCGGGCTTCAACCCTTCGTAAGGCTTTTCGGCCACCTTCTCCACAGGAGGCCTGGGCAAAGCCACTTCCCTCACAGGAGCCCTTGGTATTCCCCCTGTAATAACCTCCAACTCCTCCAGAACCTTCTCAGGGGCCTCTTCTGCCAGCACCCTTGGCCTTGGCACAAGCCCCGCCATTTCCGCCACCTCTGCCATGGCCCTCTCAGGAGCCTCTGTGGGGAAAACCTCTGTGATGGCACTCAGGAGATCATCATAGTCCTCGGGGGTCTCTATGCGCTTGGCCAACTGCTCTGCCACATCCTCCATCCGCCTGGCTAATACTTCCGCTTCCTCTACTGCTGTAACAGGGGGTCTCACCCTCCTTATGCCTCTCCATAGCCTCCCTGCGCCTCTGAGAATAGGAGGAAAAACAGCTCCCAAAGCAAAGCTCTCAGCCATTCCCTTGGGTGTTACCTCCTCTCCCAATGCCACCTTTCCCAAGGTCTCCAGTCCAGCAAAAAGAGCCCCCTCGGTGGCAGCAGCGAGGGGAAGAGACATACCACCTGTGGGCACTGCAGCAGCAGAAAGGAGCCCAAAGCGAAAAGCCTCTCTTCCAATCCTTTCAGCTCCAGTTGGCCTCTTAAGGACCTCCTCAAGCACGGGCCTAACCTGTTCCACCTCCAGCCCCTTCCTCTTAGCCATCCTCTCGGCAGTCTTATCGATGAGCAACTTCACCCCTTCCCTCACCTGGTCCTCCGTGTATCCCTTAGCCCTCATAGTCCGGATAAAACGGTCCAACCGGGGGTATTCCCACTCAAGCCTTGCCATGGAAGGGACATACTTCTGCACCAAGCGGATGGAGGGGGTAAAAAAGCCTCTGGCAAAGCGCTCAAGCTTAGTGGGAGGCTTCTTGGGAAGGGGGATTATCACTTGCCAAACCTCCTCTCAAGCTCTTTCCAAGTTTCCCCCGCTGCCTCCATTAAGTCACGCAACCACCCCTCTTCCTCTTTAGTAGGTGCCCCTTCTGCAGGAGCAGGAGGAAGCTCAATGCCATGTCTCTTAAGGAATGCATTCAGAGCACTTTCCACTATCCCTGCGGCCTCGCCATTTCCCTGTGCAAGATAATAGTTCTCCAATGCCTTTAGGTAATCCCTTGTAACCGTAGCTCCTCTTGCAACTGCTTCCTCGGGAGACAACTTCCCATATCGGATGTAGGTGTCAATAAGGAGATCCCCCCTGGAGGCAATAATAGAGGCAGCACTTGAGGCATCAAGAGGGATGGTCTCGTCTTGGACTTGCTTCAGCACATTTGCCATAGCCTCGATATGGGACTGCTCAACCCCTGCAACAGCCGCTGCAGGAGGCCCATATTGGGTAGTGTAAGTCAATTCCAAATTCCCATCTTCGTCAATCTGCTGCTTGACCATGACCTTCGCCCCCGTTCCTACCGCCCTTTGTAGAATGTCCTGAACTCCCTCCAGCATTTGCCTCAACTTCCGCCCCTTTCTGACTTCCTCTTTTCTCTTTGCTTTTTCCTTCAACGCCACAAGCTCCTTGGGCACAATTACCTGCACACTTGGAGGCAATACTCCAGGCACAAGATCAACAGTCCGTATTATAGTTCCTGTATCCTTATCAACCTGTTGCTTCACAGTAGGCTTAATCCCCAGAAGCTTACTGGAGGCCACATACCGTTTCATAGCCGCTGCCACTTGAGGGTTGTCCCCATAGAGCTTGTCCACAAACCCATAGGCAGTTTCCAAGTCCTCAAGCTGTATTTCCCGCTTCAAGGCAGCAGCAGCCTTTACCTCCTTCTTTTTCCTCTTCCATTGCCTTTCCCACAGCTCCTCTGGTCTGGGGATCTTCTCCACAGCCTCTGCTAACCCAGTGGCCACTTCGGGATAGACCTGCTTCACAGTTCCATAGGCTTCTTCAGGGCGATAGCCTTTGGATACCAAGTCAAAGAGCAAATCAACGGCATGCCTTCTCTCTTCCCTTCTCCGTTCCTCTTCCTGTTCCCTTTTCTTCTTCCGCCGCTCTATCTCGTATGTCAAACCTTTGGCAAAGCCTGTAACAAAAGGAGCCAAACCATTGGGCATTAGAATTCACCTCCTAAAAGAATAGCGCCATCATCCCTAGACTCGCCAACCCGCCAAGAGACTGCCACATGGACGCCTGCTGGGCAGCAGAAGCCTGAGCAGCAGCAGCCCTCTGTTGGTATTCCAAGGCACCTCTCTGTTGTTCAAGTCCTACGAGGGTTCTGAGAGCAGGGGTGTACTCTCCCACCATCCCCGCTAACCCCGCCCGTGCTTCCTCGTAGAGGGCCCTCGTGGCAGTCGCCTTGGCTTGGGGCTTCCAATAGGCTTCCAGCTCCAGCATTGCCCTTTCCCTTGCTCCCCCGGGCCTCATGCCGGAGATGGCTTCCCTTGCTTTACTGTATTCCCTCTCAATGCTCTCCATATAGGGAGCAAGGAGATAGGTGGGGGGGCGAGTAGGAGAGGGAACTTGGGCTACACCGGGAGCAACAGGGGTAGTAGGAGCAGTATAACCTTTGGTCTTAGCCTCATAGGCACGTTTTAATAAATCATACTTGAGGCGCTCACTTGGAATGTCAAAAACTGGATGATAGCCCTCTACTTCCTCCCGCCTCTCCATTTCCTGTATACGCTTCAACAGCTCCCAAGGAGGCAATTGCTGGGCTTCCTGCCAAAGAGCCTGGTATTCCTTGGACGGCAAAACAGTCCCACCATACTTGACATATTCATCTTCCAAGCTTACCGGTGGGGTAATAGCAGATGGGCCAGTAGCTGGGGATACGGGAGCTACTGGAGCTACAGGTGTAGCAGGAGCAGCAGGAGCACCGCTGGGAGCACCAGGCAAAGCCCACGCGTAGGATTCCAAAAGACGTTGCTTATAAGGCCAGAGCATCTCCATTTCTTTGGCCAACCTTTGCTCATAGGGACCAGGCTTGGGACTTTCTACTTTTGGACCTCCTCCACCCATCTCTTACACCTCCTTAGCAACTATGATGGCATCATACCCTCTGCCAAACAGGTTCTTGACTTCTCCACAGATGGAATAGCCAAACTGCTTAGCCACTTGCAAACTTGCCCTGTGTCTTTTCCAGATGAAGCCCATCAACACCACATCCCCATATACTTGTTTTACCACATCTTCCATCCCACGGCAAAGTTCCTCTAAATACGGACGGTAGGCAGGGTAGATGAAGAAGGAGAAGACAAGGCCACCTGATATCCCGTAGAAAAAGGCAAAGGCAACGAGGGTGTTGTCGTAGAAGGCCATGAGGCAGCGGAAGGTGGACAGCTCGTGGTAGAAGTCCTCCAGACTATCCCATCCGCTGTTGCCAGGGAAAGCATACCTGTAAGCCTTGTCCTCCCTCATGCTGAGCCACCATTGGTAGATGAAAGAGGCATCAAAGATATTGGGGTCGAACCACATATAGAGGAAATTCTCAGTCCTGTGCATCATGCCACCGCCTCATATTGGTCTTCCAAGGGTTCTATCTCCAACCAGACCTTTGCCACAGGCTTTCCATCCAGTTCCCTGACCAAGATAAATCCACCTTCCTCTTCATTCCTCTCCAAAGTGTAACCATCGATGGCCAATAGGTAAAGAACGTCGTCTGCTTCCATTTTATTCCTCCTGGTATAGTTTGCAAAAGACTGCTATGTCCTCAAAGTCGTCTATGATTGCCACCACGGTTGGGATAGCCTGGACCCCATAGAGTATCGCCTGCTCCTCTCCATCTTCCGTTTCCACATCCACCATCTCGACATTCTCCCAAGGTGGCAACATCTTGGCGATCCTCCTACAGCCCAAACAGGATTTGTGGTAGAAGTATTTTAGGCGTAGCATATCAATCTCCTATCTACAGCACCTCTTTCCTGTCTGCTATCCGAGGCAACTCGTAAAGGAAAACATGGTGCACAATCCTATCATCATCCGTTATCTGCAGTACACATCCCCCAATATCAGGCTGCATCCTCCCGTAGAGCCTCAGATAGATCTTGTTGGGCACCCAGGCGCTCCAACATGGGATCTGGAGCATGTACTGTCCATTCTGCTCCATGTACAGGTGGTAGTGCTTGTGCGCTTTGACTATCACCTGGACGGGGGAGATCTTTCCTATGCCAACAGAGGCATTGATGAATAGGTTCTCCCTGTCCATGGCCGTTGCCCGGTAGATAGTCCCTCCCCCTGTTCCATGGGTGATGAAGAAGGTCAACTGGGAGGGCTCAAATTGGCACACAGAAACCATCCCTTTCCACTCGCCCCCCAAAAGCTGGACCACCATCTGGTCAGCACTCACACCACCGGGCAGCACATGGTAGCCTGAGCCCTCTATGCCATAGACCTTACGCCCCTTGCACAGATCCCGAAGCAACATCACCGCCATGCCTATCTGGTCGTTCAGGTCAGCCGTTACCAAGTTACGGCCATAGCCTTTGGGATTAGCTCCATCTACTAAATCTCCCATCAGGAACACGGTATCCACCTCAAGCTCATCACACCTCTGGCAAAAGTCCCTGAAGTGTTGCAAAAGTGTCATCTGCCCTTCGCTGATATGGATAGCATTGCCCTCCTTTATCCTATAGCCCGCCGGGGCCACGGCAAAACGGCTCCCGACGTGCAGGTCTCCAACAAAGGCAATGGATCTCTTCACAGTATCTCCACCTCCAGTTTTTCCTCCCTAAAGAAAGGCTCCTGCCACGGCTTAATGGTGACATAGTGGCCACACCTGTTGCACATGTACTGGAAAGGAGGCTTGTTGAGAACCAAGCCATATTCACCGCAATGGGGGCAGGGGGGACGATCATAATATGTGCCTCTTTTGGGACGATGGGTGCGCTTAGCCAACCTGTACTCCTTCTGTCTCCAAGCCCCACAATTATGGCAATACCAGTATCTTCCCCGGGGATATGTCTTTTCCCCACACTCGTGGCAAGGAGGACCGATAGGCTGTCCCTTTGGTGGCATCTCACTTAATCAGGTGGTCAGCAAAGCCCCACTCTATTGCCTGTTGGGCGCTGATCCAGGTCTCCGCAGCACAGCGGCGTTTCAGCTCTTCGGGAGAAAGCTTGGTCCGATTTGCAAGCATCTGAATTATGGCATTCTGCACCTTCCGCATCACCTTTGCCTCCTTTTCAACCTGTGAAACACTTTGCACCGAGAACAGCTTGAAGACCCACAGCTCGTGCACCATGACAAAGGAGCAATCGGCAATGTAGCGATGGCCAGGAGTGCCAGCGGCAAGGATGATGGCAGCGGCAGAGGCGGCAAGGCCATAGCAGCGGACTTCGATGGTAATGCCCTTTGACTGTAGATCAAGCATAAGCTGAGCGAAGCCGAGCCCCTCAAAGACCTCACCACCTGGGGAGTTGAGGTAGATTACAATGTGCTTAACACCGTAGCGCTGGAAGAAGTGGCTGGCTATTGTGAACTGTGAGAACTCCCCTGCAACAGTACCATTGAGCAGATAATAGCCAATCCCATCTTGGACAAAGTAGCGGTAGCTCATCGAGACCACAGGATAAGGGGGAGGCTCCGGTTCAAAGACAGCGGCCAATGGACTGCCAACCAGCAAGAGGCATAACACCAATCCCAATAGCCCTATCTTTATCCTCTTCATCCCACACCTCCTACATCTCTCTTAGTCCCTCCAGAAACAGGGCCCTTTCCGCTTCCCTCCTCCTCACCAGGCCCCTCAGCTTCCTCCCTCCTGCATACACCCACCTTGGGAACTCATCTGCTGCATCCCAAAGGTCCCCAGCATTCAACTTACGCCTGAGAGTAGAGGCCCTGAAGGCATAGAGGCCAACGTTGAAGGCAAAGCTAACCAAAGCATCCCGCATCCAAGGGTGGATCAGGACATGGATAAGCGGATACAGCTTCCACTCCACCTTGATAAGATCCAACACCAGCAACTCAAGCGCCTCTTCCCTTGTGATACCTTTCACAAAGTGCTCCTCCTCTTGTGGGCTTACCACGTGGCCGTAGCCGATGGTGGGGTAGCCTGCGGGGCAAAGGTAGAGTTGGGAACGAAAGCCCTCGAATTCCTTGACCAGCTCTATGCACCGTGGAGTCATCCGTCTTTCCTTCCAAAGGTCCTCTTCATTGCCCTTCGGCCAAACCAGAAGAGGATAACGGCAGCTACGAATTCCTCATCTGCGGGTGTCCAAACAGCGGCAAGACCCCCAGCTTCCTTAGCCAACGAGAGCTTCACCACAAGCCAACAGGCCATGATGAGATAGGTCAGGGTGGGACGAACTGTCTGGTTGTAGAGGTTGCCCATTATCTGGAGGAGGTCCAACCAGAATTTGCCCGTGGGTTTGATGGGCTGTGGCTCTGCAAACTTGTAAACCGCCTTGTCCAGCTCAATATCTGCCCGCGCCTCAGCCTCCGCTATCCTGATCTGGGCCATTTCCCGCTGGTACTTCAACTGCAACTCCAGCATCTCCAGCTCTTGCTTGTGCTGCTGCCGCTCCCTGAAGATCTTGATGACCTCTGGGACGACAGAGCCAACCAAGCCCAAAATGGCACCAGCTAACATTCCTCACCTCCTACTTGATGAGGTCAATCAGGTTCACGGCATTGACCAACTTCCTAAGTGCCGCCTTGATCTCCTTCTTGGAACCCTCCTCGTACTGGTCCAGCTTCCTCTCCACCCTCCTCTCCAGCTTCAGGAAATACTCCTTGGGGTTCACAAACATCAGCGGCCAATTGTGGGCCAATGCACCTGTGCCCACTATGCCTGCGGCCAAACCCAACAGAAAGACACCCACCAACTCTCCCATGGCTACACCTCCTTTGCCTTACCTCTTTCCCACCATTTCCTACGTTCTTTTATGTATACCTCTACCAACTTGGACAATCCCATCTGACAATCAGGTGCCCAGGGCCTCTGCCTCCACTCCTCTGTATAGGCAGCAAGGCACCTGATTATGGCCTCCAACTCTTCCAACTCCAACCAGAGCAAAGGCATCCTACTTCCTCAGCCCAAGGTTAATCAGGGCAGTCGTGATGGCAGCGGTGAGAATTCCCCACACCGAGGCCCGTCCTTCAACATTGGACACCTTGCTTTTCATCTCCGAGATGTCATCCACGATCTTGTCCACCTTCCCCTCGATGTTCACCAACTGCCTCGCTATCATCTCCTGTTTGCCCCTGATTTCCCCTATCTCTCCATACAAATCCTGCTCAGCCATCGGTAACACCTCCAGATCAGATATGCTGGGCACAAGGCACCAAAGAGGATTGCAAAAGCCAGCAAGTAGGAAAACAGCACAACTGGCGTCACTATGGCAAAGTATATCCACCCAACCCACCTCATAGCTTCACCTTTATCCCAAAAGTCCCATCCGAACGCCAGCCCCAGTAGAAAAATGGACCATGGAAGAACGGAAGCCATTGGTCACGGGGCAAAATGGACGTTGGATGGGATTTGCAACGCAGGTAGTCAACCCGTATGCCAGCGGAAAAGCTTGGGTAACGGAAACCAGAAGAATACTCCAACTCTGCATGACCAAATCCCAGAACATACTTGGTCAAATTGTGACAGGGATTACGAAGCCACCAGGTGAGGAAGCTACACCCCTCCTCATCCTGCCCATTGTCATCGTTGCCAAATAGAGCCCAGAAGAGCCACTGCAGAGGCTTCTTCCCATAAGCAATAGCCCACGTGCGCCTGCAACCATCGTCTATGAAATCTATGGTGTATATGCCAATGGCCTCAAGGAACTCTCTCCACACTTCAACCACCCTCCATTGATTTTTCCAACTTCAACAGCAGATGGTTGATCTGGCATAGTGTGCAACCCCGTCGCAAGCCATAATCCGAGAATTCCATTGCACCATGCGGACAACCTGCAAATTCATGGTAATCATGACCATACCGCTCGGCCTGCTTGATGAAGGCCCTTACCAGCATTATTAGCACCTTTACATCACCCTCTCTTAACACCTTTTAGCTCTTCCTTCAGTTTTGCCTCTTCTTCCGCCATCCGCTCCACAGCCGTCTTGAGTTTGAGGCCCGCTACAATCTGCCGCTTACGGACAGGGTCAAGCCGTCTGGGGTTGTACTCCGTCTGCTCCTCGATGATCCTGTCCATGACTTGGCGTACCTTGTTCTCCACAAGGTTTTTGACCCATAGAAAAATGTCCACCATGTCCGTCAAAAGGGCCTTTTCCTCCTCGTCGGTGAGGGTGAAGGATTTGGAACCTATGGTGATGGTGAGCATTTCTCACACCTCCCGTTATGCTACTTTGATATACCAAACCACTGCATCATCCTCGCCCCATACAATGCTAAAGCCACTTTCCCCATAAATCCAGCATTCAAGATAATCACCAGAAGCACAAGGAATTGCACTAATGACCCATACTGTATGCGTTTTGGTACCACTGGCAATAAGCCGAGCGTATGGCGGAAAAGGGCTGCCATTCTTGTAAAACCTTGCAAAGCAGTAGTTCTGATCAGGCAGGCCATAGATGTTTATCTTTGCTATTGCCAGATATTTCCCATCCTCAGTTGCAGTAAAGCGATTATTGGTCGTATCGAACTCGCTCTGTACATCCGTTACGACGGTATCAAAGGGCACTTTCGTCCAAGTAGTAGCGGAAACCGAGTAATTGGCTTCTCCGTTATCCATGTACGCATAGGCAAAACTCTGCCTCGGCAACCCCACAATCCCCGAAGTCGCCACAGAGAGCCATTCATTTCCCGACATAGAAGCACTAATGGCACTTGAAGTACTAAGGGGAAGCATATCTGGATCGTGGGCTTCGTTGCCGTGGGGATCATCAGCCTTCCCAGCATCTTGAGTATCCACATAGTTTTTGGTAGCGGCATCTTGAGCATCAGCAGGATCAGAGACATTAGTGATCTTGTTCCCACCCCAATTGATATCTGCCGTCGGTGAATTACTGCCATCTGCTGCCAAGAAGTCTGGGTTATGAGCCTCATTCCCATGCTCAGCCGTCCCCACATCCGAAAGCGCCTTGTTAGTCCACTTCCCAGAGCCAGAGTCATAGGCCAAAAGCTCGTCATCAGCAGGGGAAGAAACATCCACATCGGAAAGCCTATCCAAGCTGAAGGAAGAACTTAGGATATGGATCAGAATTCGGCTATCGTAATCCCCTTCCATCGTCAGGGTTATACTCACATCATTCCCGGTTCCAGAGACATTTGCGTATAACTTCAGTACAAGGCGGTCCGTAGGGTCCAAAACCTGGTCTTCGTTAAGGTAGGCAGAGATCACATATTGGCTACTGGTATCCGTGAGCTGATCACTGACTGCACTTTGCAACAGCTCGGTTTCGGTTCCAGCCGTATCCCGCTTGAATAACTTCCAGTACACCCTTGCATCCTTGTTGCCAGATTTCTGCAGGTATAGAGTGGCCGTGTAAGCCCCAAGCGCAAGGGTGTCAACTCCCGGTTCCCCTGTTTCTGTCACAAAGGTCCACAGCAACTGGTCATCCCCAACCCCCAAAGCAGAGCTGGTGAGCTGTGCAGAAGTATCACCGGTCTCGGTGGGATACATGTAATAATAGCCACCAATATCGGCAGCATCATCGCTGAGGAAGTAGTTCAGGTTCACCCCAGTTGCAGGCCAAGGTTGGGTATCGAGGCCGTCTTCTGTGGCCTTTACCAGAACGATCTCTCCCCCTCTGCCCGTGTAATCCGAAGGGGCATCGTCCAGCTCTATGAAGTCAACTCCATGGGGATTACCGCTGGTGGTATCAATATGGGTCCTCACTTCCTGGACTGTGGTATCGTTGCTTCCATCAGTTAACTGGTTGTCCACATGGATATTGTTGAACCACCCCTTTTGCCACTTGTAGCTGCTGGAGCCAAGCTCATTCTCCCCATCTTCCTTGGGTTCCACATCCCCGCTGGTGGTACTGTGGGGAATGAGGGTGTTGTCACGCAGATCCCAGATGCCACGGGGATTGACAGAGGGATCCTTCTCTGAGGCGGTGCTCCGATACATCACAAAGGCCCCAACCCTCTCTATGGCCTCCACCAAGGTCCTGATGGTCCGGTTCAGGTGGTCTATCATTTCCTCCGTAGAGGCCACAGGTGGGATCTCAAGCCATTCGCCTATGATCCTTTGCCTTGCCATTATGCAGGTGCCTCCACTGGTTCAGTTGCTCCTCCTATGGGTTCCCATTCTATCTCCAAGCCATAGAACTTAGCAATGTTGCTGGAAATGGAAACCTCATAATTCAGATAATGGCCTATCAAGTTGGTGGTGGGATAAAAAGTTCCAAGTGCACCGTAATCAGTCGTAATGGAAATGTTGTTCTTACTATACTCCTTCCCTGCACCTCCACCATCCACCTTGAAAGTAACGCTGACCTCTGGCGTACCCTGGACCCTGTGCACTTTGAACTTAAAGCCTCTTAAGCGGAACTTCCTGCCCGGGCCGGCGGGGAAAATCCTGTTGCTCTGGATGAGGTTTAGGCTATCCGGGGAAGGAGAAGTGTTGTCTGGATAAGTAGCCTGTGGGCTAAGGTAATAGTAGTAAGGCTTCCCATTGGGCAACATGGCTATAAGCCTAAGCCCTCTCCTTGCATCATTATCGCCCCAATAGCTACTGCCAGTCGTAATATCCGGAGGCTGGAACTGGGGATCATCACAGAAGGCCATATAGCCATGCCCGTCCATTGTCCATTTCCCTTCTGAGTGCAGAACAAAGGTGTAAATGCTCTTGATATCCAATTCAGAACCATCCTGGGCTACTTCTGCTATGGTCACAAAGCCCTTATCCCCTGCCTGTGAGACTACCCAGAGGTTGTAGCCATAGTAGGAACCGGGCAAGTATTCCCCCTTGAGGAAAGGCTCTATCTGCTCTCCTATGCTTTTGGCAAAGCCTCCTGCAAACAGGAAGACGGTCTTGGAAGGAGTTATCCCCATTATCCCAGCATTGGTCACCCTTATTGCCGTCGGGCTGATAATGCCAATGTCTGCCACCTTCCTGAGTTCAAAGGTGTCATTTATTGGACCCACAACCTGAAAGGCTTCATGTTGGTCAAAGGCATAGGTGGTGCCCCGGAAGGTGGCAAGAGCCAAGAGTTTCCTACCTGTATCTATGTAGTTATCGGTAGGCCAGTAATCGGGCTGCCAAGAAGAAGACCACCAGAGCCGACCATCGTCGTCTATGGCAAAGAGGCGGCCCAGTTGCTCGTTCCACTCGAGGTAGACAATATCGGAAGGTGGGGGATCGTGGTCGGTTGGGATGTTTTGCCCCCACTCACTTTCGGCCGTGGACACGGTATAGCTGGTGGTCTGCCCTTCTCCGGGATTATCAATGGTGGCAATCAGCATGTACTCTGTTACTGCCCCTCCCAAGCCATAGATCCTGATCTTATCCACTCCCGGCTGCCCTGTGCCGGCTATGTTGCTCAAATCCACTTCCTGGTTGGCCACGGTAACGGCATCCGAAGCGGGAGACCCATTGCTCTCGATGTCCAAAGACGAATCGTAATAGGTGTAGCGGAAATAGTAAGTGCCATCTAAGGAACCCGCATTCCCTGCAGCGGCGGAAGGAGCTTGGGTAGGTGCTTCTATTCCCAAATACCTCCAAGTGCTATCACTGGACACCTTGATCTTTATCGACCGCTGGTTGCCCCATCCTCCTACAAATGCCCATGGAGCGGTGGAAGAGGAATAAGGATTGAAAAGAGGAATGTTGTAAGCAGAAAAATTGCTGTACTGGTCACAAGGCAAATAATCCTCAAAAGTATCGTTAACTAAATCGTAAAAGCGAATACAATAGGGAAAATTTGTATATTTTGACGACGTTGCCGAGTACTGATAAAGCTTGTCCAATGCTGTTCCATAAAGCTTAGTGCCATCTGTTTTAAAAACTATATCGTAAACACCCTGATCTCCCGTACTTAAAGAACTATCATAACTTGCACTACTGATATCCCATGCTGTACTCAGAGAATAAACGTATATTGTCCTTTCACCTACACCAGTTCCTGTTATGTACAAAAATGTGCCATCTGGGTTGAACGTTACTCCATAGGGATCACTTGTTTGTGCACTAAGATCCAAGGTAGCAAAAAGTGTAGCCGTTTCAATATCCCATGGGTCAGAAAGATTGAATTGATGCAAAACAACATTGTTTATGTCAATAACATACATCTTACTTCCATTTAATCCAAAGACTATACCCCCCAAATTTACACTCGTTCCCTCAACAGTCAAAACTTTTCCTTCGTAGCTGGCTGTTCCAATATCCCATGGAGTACTTAAGGAATACTGGAAAATCTTCTCTCCTGTTTCATCAGTAACATACATCTTTGTTCCATCCTGTTTGAAGGCAACATCTCCTACAAATTGAGTTTGATCGGAAACATGTATCGTTTTCTCATGAGATGCAGTTGTCAAATCCCAAGCTGTCGAAAGACTATATTGCGCAATTGCCCCATTGTCTTCGGTTCTTATACTTGTGGTATAAAACTTAGTGCCATCCGGCTTAAAGAATAAACCATATCCATAGACAGAAAGGGTATAATAAGAATCTTCTGTGATACTAGTAACCTTTGTCCATGTGGATCCTTGTGATTGTAAAGTCCCAATCAATAAAAAAGCATTAGTACCTACGAGGGCAGGAAGAACCTCCACAGGCAATCCATAATCAGTCCAAGTCTCAGAAGAAACAGCGGAAGGCGCAGGACAGACCAAAAGGCTTCCATCCTGCTGGAAGACGTAATTCTTGATCTCAGCGGCAAAGGAGGGATCTGTGTCGCCTATAGCCATGCCCTTTGCTGGTGCTGGTATCCACGTCCTCGGCATATCAGAGCCTCCTGTAGGCAAGGATGGTGGACATCAGGTGGGACATGACTGCCTGGAAGAGGGTGAGGAAAAACTGGGAGCGGTCTGGGTCCTTTCCTTCCCCTTCGTACATGAAGGCAAGATGGAGGGCGTAGAGGTAGTGGGGCAAGGCGAAGACCGTCGGAACACCTGAAGCGTCGAGCCTCGTGCCCACCTTGAGTATGGCGTGGATGTCCTCGTTGTCTGCATCAGGAGGAGGCCAGAGGGAAAGGTCGGTTGGATCGCCTTCGGTCTGATACCAGTAAGTGGGAGTGCCTGAGTCCTCGGATTTCCAAGAGGAAGACAGAGAACGGGGGTCCACCTGGTAAAGCCCAGAGGAATCGTAGAACACGTGGATTATGTCCAGCACATCAGCCAAGGGCAGTCTCCTCCTCTGCGTTGGTTACTGTGGTAATGCTGTAAGAAGCCTGGTCGGCAACAGAGCTGATTTTCTTTACAGCCACAAACAAACCGTAGCTTTCCAGGTGGCTGAGGGCCTGGTTGGATATCTGGGTCCTGACGTTGCTGCTCCAGATCTCATCGTTGGGATCTACGAAGTCCAGTACGTCCTCGAAGGTCATTTCCCTCCTCCAAGTGCAGAGAGGTTGAAGCGTGGGTAGTGGAAGTCGCTGTCCCTGTCTATGCCAAGGGCCAGGTAGCTGGCCTCCTCTATTCCCCTGCGGAGCCAGTAGCCTGATCTGGCCAGCATGTGCTCCTTGAGGTCAACCATGAGGCATCTGCCAACTGCCATGTGGGCCATTGGATAGTGCCAGGGGTCATCAAGCGGAGGATCGGAGCCATCGGCAATTTCATCAGAGATATAGGCGTAGTTGAGAATGTAATCATGGGATGAAGTAGGCTTGGGCCACAGGAGGATGTGGGAAGAGGTGAAGGCGTAGTACTGAGGGGTGCCTGTGGCAGAAAGGCCCAAGTTGCGCAGTTCAGACAGGCTCATGGGATACAGTCTGGTGTTATCGCAGTAGAGGCTATAGGGACAGAGGAAATCAGATGGGATGTCCAGGGGGTAGGTGCCTGAGAAAGAGTGGGATTTGAAGAAGGCATGGAAGAGGATGGCTAACACATAGAGGGCAAAGTTGATCCCTTTGTAAATCTCGGACTGGGTGTAGAAGACCTCGTTCTCGTCCATCAGGATACGAGAGATGTAGGTTTCCATCTCCGTGCCCGTCATGGCGCTTCACCTCTGAGCATCCCACCAGTAGACATCGTGCTTATAGAGGAAGTCGTCTCCTTTGGGCAACTCGGCGCTGAACATCTCGTCCTTTACCCGGTCGGGAAGGTCCCGGTGCCTGATGTCCTCCTCCTTGGCTATCTGGTACAACATTTGGGCCTGCTGGGAGGCAAGGGGGATGAGGGAAGCGTAGTTGGCATTGCAGGTGGCTGCCATTTGGTAACAGCTAATCAGGGTGAACTGCTCCACCAGATCCTCTGGAAGCAAACAGGTGGCACTATCGGAGTAGTCTATCCTCTTCACATAGTGGACACGGACACCATACTGCTGATCGGGGATGGGGAAGAGGCGGATCTGCTGGTACTGGTTACTGTCCTCTCCAACAGGTGCCCAGAGCCAAGGAGGGCCTGTGGTGGTCAACTGAGGATCAAAGCGGTCCATGGCATCTCTGGAGCTTCTCTTCACCTTGACATCGTGGACCACGGCCTCTACCTCTGCTACATCCGAGGGGAGGGAGTAGATGTGCTGGAAAATGGTATAGCTGCTGTCGGATAGGTCGTCTGATCCCTGGTAAGCAGGGGAAATGGTGAGAGAGGTGTTGCCGCTCACAGAGGAAATAGTGTAGTAATACCGCTCATTGCCGAAGCGGATAAACATGCCCTCGTGGGAGGAGGTCCAGGTGGTGTCAGAACCCGTAACAGAGGTGGAACCGGAGCTTACGGAAACTGTGCCCGTGGAATAGGTGCCCTTGGTGTAGACATAGGAAACTCCCCTCAAGGCCGCCCAGGGCCAGGAGGAAAGGAGAACTTGATACCTGCGCTTGAGAACCTCCTTGATTGCCGCCAAGTCCAGCTCAGGGACATAGCGGTGGATGTTTACGGCTATCTCCAAGAGCGTCATCTTCTACCCCTCATAAGACCACGGGGAACTCCACTTTCTCTCTTTTTGCTTCTCAACTTTTCCCAGTACCTCTTGTAGCTTTTGGAGAACCAAGCTGCCCTCCGAGGATCCTGAAAGGTGATAAAATTCCCACTCTTGCGCACCTTTTCCCATGCCTCCCGTGGAGAATAACGAACCAGTTTTCCTTTTTCATAGAGGATCGTGGGGAATACCACATATCTCCCTTTCCCCACTTCCATCCATGTCATCAAGTGGGTAGCCTCACGGTTGTCTATTTTTAGCCTTGGATATTTCTGAGGATATAGAATACGCTTGACAAACGGCTTGGACTCGTTGCGCTGCAATATCTTCTGTATCTCTTGCAAATCATCCTTTCTTTTGACTTGCGCTCCCATACCTGTCCCCAAAAGCGTCATCTCTTACTCGCCGCCTTACGCTGCTGCTTTTTCTTTTTCCCCAAAACCTTACGCCCCAACTGCTTCAGCTTCCCCAACAATCCCTTGTTCCTTTTTTCACTTGCCTTTGGGCGTTGGCTTTGGGGGCTGGAGCGCTGGTTGGGAGACTTCCTCGCAGCCGGCATCCGGGGCTCGGTGGCCAGCTTCTTCAACAGGGGGTCAAGCTCCCGTGGGCTCTTGTATCCCAGTTCCGATGCCTTCTTGCGCCGCCACAGGATTTCCGCAGCCCGCCAGATGGTGGGAGACTGCTCAAGGAGCCGGTCCCATGGCATAGTCCTCAGCTTCTTAGTACTCATAACCTTCCCTCACAATGTAGCCCACAGCAGCGCAGTAAACAGTACTATTAGCAGTTTCCACGGTGAGGTTCAGGGCAGTATCGGCAGGTAGTTCATAGCCACGGGGGCCGAAGTTCAGAACATGAGTGCCGACCTGATTGGTGGCCCAAAACTTGGTGCCTCCAGCTCCCTTCTCAAGGGCGATAACAGCGTCTGTGCCCACGGAAAGCACGGAGACAATGGCATGGGTGATCCTCAGCTTCTTGCCACTGCCGGGAGAAGAAATGATGGTCTGGTCCCCTACTGCCGTGAGACTGCCTTCGCCCTGAGTGCTCTCGTACAGCTCGTCCCTTGGCATAGCAACGCCCTCCTCAAAAGGGGGAAGAGGACAATGCCTCCTCCCCCTTTAGGTTT